CAGTGGAAGACGACGAATACGGATACTGCTGGTACTACTAGCTTGTTTGATGGCGCGGCTAATACTGCTGCAATGGTGACAGCAGGCATTGCAGATCACCCTGCTGCTCAGTTTTGCGTGAATCTAAGTATTGGTGGCTTTACAGACTGGTACTTACCTAGCCGCGACGAGCTTGATATTGCTTATTTCAACCTAAAACCAACTACAACAGCTAATTACACCAGTGCAGGCATTAACAATTATTCAGTCCCCAAAAGAACGACAAACAACACCGCAACATACCCAACCCAAACAAGCATAACCGCCTTCAATACATCTGCGCAGGCTTTTATTGCTGACAAACACTGGTCGTCTACAAGTGCCACTACCACCCTTGCCAATAGCTTGACCTTCGCTAATGGTCTCCGCACCGACGGGAAGATATTGAGTATTTATGTCCGCGCCTTCCGCCGTATAGCTCTCTAAACCTCCTAGTGTCTTCGTCTTCTCTGCTCGCGTGACACTGCTAATCCCTAACCCACTCAACATCAATGTTTCCATTTTAAGTAATAAAAATGATTGAAGTTGCTGTCCCAGCAGTTGTAGCGATTGTAGCTGCTGGGGCTACTTTAACTAATAAAATACACAACAGAATATCTGATGTAGACCGTAGACTTGACACCTTTGAATTACGTGTTGCACAAGATTACGTAGCTAAAACAGACTTAGCTGAAATTACCGATCGTATTGAACAACATATGATCCGCATTGAAAACAAACTCGACAGGATTATTATCAGATGACTACTCTTGTAATTCTTAACTCTCCTATTTTTTGGATTGTAGTGGCTGCTGCTAGTGAAATTATTGCTTTGACACCCCTTAAATCCAATAGCATCGTACAATTGTTGTTTACTGCTATTAATGCAGTTAAGCCAAAAAAGTAAAAATTAAAGAAGCAATAGATCAAGCTATTGTTTTACCAAATTCCCAAGTAGATCCACCCATCTATTTGGGAAATTTACATATCAGAGCACCTTGGTATAAAGATAACGATGAAGAAAAAAGCAACTGAAGATCAATTTAATGAGTTGCATAATCTCGTCACTAAGGAGTTTCTTGCCCGTATTAAATCCGGTGAGGCTTCTACTGCTGACTTAAAAGCAGCTTGTGATTGGTTAAAGACTAATGATATTAGTGGTGTCGCATTTGACGGTAGCCCACTAGATAAACTTGCAGCAGTAATGCCAACTGTTGACCCAGAACTTGTCCAACGGAGGCTATATGGCCCGAAAGTCTAATTATAGTGGTGCTAAATACGCTAACGGTAACTATAAATCATACCAAAAAAAGTATGACTCTAGTGAACTACAGATTAAAAAACGCACTAAACTAAATAAGGAGAATCGTAAACGTGGTACTTATGGTAATGGTGACGGTAAAGATGTTTCACACAGAAAGAATGGCTCTACATTCCTTGAAAAAGCATCTAAAAACCGAGCACGAAAAGGCCGCGCATGACTCCCCTACTTCCTACACCTGATCACTACCTTTACAACTTAATAGCTATGACCTCACCAGAAGCCAAGCGCCTGTGGAGGCGCTCTATTAAGGAACATTTTGACCATACTTGCATTTATTGTGGAAAGACTTATGACTTATCTCAGTTATCTATCGATCATGTCCATCCTCGCAGTCGTGGGGGTGAAGATATTGCAACCAATGTCGTCTGTGCTTGTACCAGTTGTAATCAGGAAAAAGGAAGTGAACCCGTACTCTCGTGGATGAGAGATAAATTTGGAGTTAATAGACTCCGTGAAAAACTCATATTGGAGTATATTACTTAAATGACTGAAGCTGAAGAGTTTCAAGCTAGATTATTACAAAAAATTGAGGAATGGAAAAACACTGAAGATTTTAAAAAAAGTACAAGCGCTAAACAAAAACTTGAAAGATCAGCAAACCTTGTTGCTGGTACTCAACCTGAAGTTTTAGTTGAGTTGCTTGGTCCTAGTGCTAGTATTCCTGATGAAAACAGGAAAGCTATGCAAATGGTCCGCACTATGGACGAAAAAACTTTAAATGCTCTTCAAATTTTTACACTTACTGGGCAGCAGACTAAACTTGTAGGGCACCATGAGGTTCCTGCAAACATCCTTGGACAACATCTAAGGAGAATGTCTGTAAAAGAACGTATTGAAATTTTTAGAAATTTATATGATCGTGGTATTAGGTCGGGTATGGATCCAAAACAGATTCGACTTTTACCTGCTATGGTGCATTACACTATTGCTCATGGGGGTGATTTCAGTGGTAAAAAAACAGGCGCTTTGTTACCGGTAATTGAAGGCGAAAGTGTTGGTGCTTTTCTTAAAAGATTTGACAAAGCTTTAGACGTTACGTTTGAAATGGCTCAAAAGGCAGCAGATGCTCCGCTTACTCAAGCGTGGAATGCTGCAATGCGTGGTGCTACAGAAGGTATTGGTGTTGGTACTGATATTCCTCTTGGTGCACCTGAAACACCTATGGAGTTTAGAG